GAGAGCGCCAAGAAAAAGAGTGTATGGTCCAATAGAAAGAGCCGTTCGTAAGGCCACAGGAACTTTAGGAAAAAGAAAAACCACTTTCACTGGCAAGCAAGTTAAGAAAGCTGTTGAAAAAGCAAGTCCTGAAGCTAAAGCCAAGATGAAGAAGGACTACGATTCCACAACACCACAACACAAACGCTTCAATAAGAAAAAATAGTCAAACATTTTGAAAAAAAAGTTATTAAATTGAACTTAACTTTGTAGATATTAGTGATACTGGGGTATTATACATGGATAATTCTAGCAATTTAGATCAGATTTTACCTGATAATCTGTCGGAATCTACCGTCCAAGCGATCATGGAGATGGTAGATTCTATTATTTCAGAGCAGGTAAACGAGCGAGTTACCCTGCTGGAAGCAAAGGTAACTGCATTTCTCCGTACAAAAGTTGATCGACTGAAGGATCAAGCTCTCACTGAGCTTTCGGAAGAGAGCGATGTTTTCCGCAACGCCCGTCTATTCGAGTCAGTCAGATCGCTTATGTCTCTAGAGCTTAACGCTAACGACGAGACCAATGTTGTCAACCATGTTGTTAGCGAGCAGAAGGAGCTACAGGAAGAGCTTGAGGTTCTTACCGAGCAGCTTAACAGTCTACTTTCCGAAAACGAGAAACTACAGAACACTGTAAAGGTTCTCGATAACAAACTTTCTCTTACTGAAGAAGCGGTTGTCTCCCTAGGTGAGGAGCGACAGGAGCTTATAGAGGAAGTTCAAAACTTACACGCCGTCAATGAGGAGTCCTTTCGATCCTCTGAGAAGGCTGTACTTATCTCCGAGGCTGATGTTGAAGAGGTGAGTGAACAAAGAACCCACTCTAACGAGTTCTTAACTGATGAGGTCATGAAGTTCATGCCCTTTACAAATAACTGAAAAGGATTTTTATAATGGATATTATGCATCAAACAGATGAAAAGCTTGTCCAGAAGTGGGGTCCTGTCCTTGAGGGTATCGATAGTGAGTATACCCGCAGAGTGACCGCTCAACTTCTTGAGAACCAAGCTAAGGCAATCGTTGACGAAAAGATCAACGAAGATATTAGTTCCGCTGCCACCACAACTGGTCGCCTTGGTACTTTCCAAAAGTTTGCTTTCCCCTTAGTGCGGAGAGTTTACCCTTCTCTTATCGCTAACAGCCTCGTTGCTGTTCAGCCCATGCAAGGCCCTGTCTCTCAGGTCTTCTACCTTGGTAACAGCCGCGCTTCTGGCACCAATGAGCAAGTTGTTTACAGCAAGTTCAACATGACCTACCGTGGTCTTAAGCCTCAGCGTATTGGTTCTGCTTCTGGTACTGCTGCTCAGAGAAATGTGCAAGGTGGTGCAACTGAGATCGCTCAAGGTACTTTCCTTGCTAAGGATGGCTCCCAACTTGCAGTATCATCTGCTGGCCTAGACGGTGATGAGGCTGTATACGGATTCGATGTCTCCAATATTCTAGCTACCGCTTCGGACGCGGGTCAGCTTCTCGGCGCTGGTGCTCCTTCTGGAACCATGGGTGGTCAGATCGCTGCTTGGCCTAACGAGAAGTCCCTTATGGGCTTCACCCTTTCTGCTGGTGAGCGTCTAACTGGAACTGGTATTCCTGAGGTTAACTTCCATATCGAGCAAGAGGCTGTTGTTGCCAACACTCGTAAGATGCGTACCCTCTGGACCCTTGAGGCTTCTCAGGATCTTAAGGCTTACCACAACCTTGACCTTGAGCGTGAGCTTACTGACCTTCTCTCAAAGGAGCTTGCTCTTGAGATCGACCGTGAACTCATCGAAGACATTCGTATGATCGCTTACGGTTTCAGTGGTAACGATGGCAACCTTGGTGGTGTTGATCTTAACCGTATGGATAGCGATTACATCAACCTTGGTAGCCACGCTGGCGGTCAATTCCCAGGCACTGTGGATTCTACCACAACTGGCGTTTTCGTTCCTAAGCAAGGCACCTACGATTTCGATGGCGCTACTGGAACTAACGAGAGTACTGAGCTTGGCACTGCCACCAAGATCGGCAATGTCTTTGTTTGTGATTTCTCTCAAACAAACTTAACACTCTACCCCCGTCATGTTGGTGAGGTGTACGCTAACCTGCTTGCAACTATTAACCTTGCTTCGCAGGATATCTTCACCACCACCATGCGTGGCCCAGGTTCCTGGCTTCTCACCTCTCCCCTTGTCGCCTCTCTTCTTGAGTCGGCTGCCAAGCTTGAGGGTGGTATAATGCCACAGGATGCTCCCACCAACATGGGTAACAACCAGATCCAGTTCAAGGGCAAGTTCATGGGCCGCTATGATCTCTACATAGATCCCATGTTCCCCACTGACGAGATCATCGTTGGTTACAAGGGTGCCAATGCTATGGACGCTGGTATGGTCTACGCACCATACATCCCACTCCAGCAGCTACCCACTGTTGTTGACCCTGAGAGCTTCCAGCCCAGAAAGGGTCTCCTTACCCGCTACGGCAAGGTCATGATTCAGCCCCACAACAGGTTCTACCGTGTGATCCGAATCATTGGCCCCACCGAGAACTACCTCTTCACACCATTCGCCAAGAATAACTCGCTGTTCGGTACTGGGGTAAGCTGATAAGGATCTAATCCTAAATGGGGGCCAGGGGAACTATGTCCTCTGGCCCCTTCTCATATTACAAGCGAATATCATGCACAAATATAGAAGCAAATGTCGATGGAATATGTTACTACACTTAGACAAAGAGGTTATCGAGATTCGACCCGGAGAAATATTTGAATCCACCTCGCCCATCGACTCTAGATACTTAGAGGAGATTACTCCTCCTAAGCCTACAAAAGTTGGTAGACCTAGGAAACAGAAAGGAAGTTTAGATGGCAGCAGCACCCAGAGTTGATCCTATTCTATTAGGCTATGGCGATACCTTTGGCTCGTTCAATGGTAATCGCTTAGGTGATACTGATTTATATGATGATTCTATTGATTCGTCTAAGCTAAATAATAACTTTCTAACTGACCCAATTGAGCTTACCCTATTTGAGAAGAGCGTAAAGGATTACATCCTAGGTAGACTAGGATTCCCAGTCGTTCGTGTAGAGCTTACGGACTTTCAAATCAAGACAGCCATAGATGAGGCTATCACTGAGATAGATTATCATGCTCCTTTCTGGGCTACTCAAATGGCTGCCTTTAGCTGCTCTGGTGGAGTGAACCAGTACATGCTACCACAACACATAGCCAATAACCTCAGCTATGTGGTCTACAAGAAATCTCTCCTGAGTATACAAAGCCAAGCTGGCACTCTTGAGTTTGATTTCTTTATCAAATATTTCCAAGATAACTTCTTGTTCTCAGACTTTAGTGTTTCAGAGTTCTACTTGCTACAACAGCACTTAGAAATGACAAGAAAGATTCTTAGTCAGGAGGGCTCTTGGGATCTTATTAATGGAAACATCTTACAACTTGCTCCAACTCCTGTTCTGAATCAGGAAGTGATCTTGGTTTATCGTGGATTGAACACAGGCACCATGCATCCATTCTACAAGAACTGGATACAGCGGTACGCTTTGGCAGTCTCCAAGGGTATATTAGCTGAGATCAGAGGCAAGTTTAAAACACTACCATCCCCAGGTGGTGGTGCTGCTCTGAACGGTGATATGCTTGCCAACCAGAGTGAAAAGGAAAAAGAAAAACTTAAAGAACAACTTCTCATGGAAATTGAGGAGCCTCCAGCATTCACATTATTCTAAACATGAGTTACTTAAACAAAGTATCATATATCTTTGAAAAAAGAAGTAGGGGTATAGGCCCTGCTAAAACAAAAAAATCATCTCAACGACACATTCATGGTGAGAGCCCTGCACAGTTTCATAGAGAGGAGCTAAAAAACATCGCAGATAAAAGCGGAACTAAGTCTATGACCGCTGCTCAAAGGAAGGCTGCCATGAAGGATCTAATGTCTGGTAAAAATCTTGAACGATCTGCCAAGCCAGGGGTTAGTGTAAAAGCTAAAAGAACAGGCTTTAGGGCTTTCAGTCAGTCAATAGGGGAGTCCTTTGTATACGCTTTTGATATGTGGTCCCTCATGCTTGCAGAAGCAGGTAGAAAACTTGGTCCTATTGCACAAAGATATGAAGGTCAAAAGACTACTGACATCACCGACCGTAGACTTAGGGCTGCCGCCAAGCGTGAAAAAGCTAGAGTTGAAAAAAAGCTAGGTATTAAGACTAACCCTGACGCAGGACAGCTTGTCCAGCAACACCAAGAAAGAAGAAGGAAAAAGAAGAGAAATGTTTTAGGTCTTCCTCCTGAAACACCAGACATTGCAAAAGCCGATAGAGCAGAAGACAAGAAAAAGATGCGTGGCGATAGATGATGAAAAAAAGATACAAGGCTACCACTCAGATACCTGAAATACCCGACATAGATCGGGAGGATAGCCTTTTAAATCTTTTTGATCAAAGCAACCCTGATATAAATCTTTTTAATCTTGTAGATGATGAGATCATTAGACTAGGTGGTTCTAAGATTCTATTCTACAAGTATTACGCCAGTGAAGACTACGATCCTGTATACATGGAGGCTCGTAACAAACCAATCTCTAAGGAACCTATTCATGTGCATGGACACTATGATCCTGTTTCGATGAGTGAAAACTTAACTCAGTTTGGCATTGAGCTATCCAATGACCAGCTATTCACATTTAACAAGAGCTACATAGAGTCCAAGCTAGGTAGATCTGTTATGCCTGGAGATGTGGTGAAGCCTGAGTTTCAAAACCAGAGGTACGAAATTTTTGAAGTTGTAGAGGATAGCTTCGAGTCTTACGGTGTTTATCACTTGGTATGCTCTGCGAAGCTACTTCGTGATTCTGCTGAAGTTCAGGACGAGCCTCTCACAGATAGAAGTGAAAGCATTGGTGGCTATGCAGGAGGAATAGATGACTATTGAACCAGAACTTACTGAAATAGCTGGATCTGATGTAGCAACATCGTCCTTTGAAAGTAGAAGCAGGCATTGGAGCACCAGAGAAGGGGATGTCCGTAAGGAAATATTTAAGCAGACACTAGCCCATCACAACATCAGCCATACTTACAGAGAAACTTTACGGGCCATGATCGCCTCGTTCAATGATGTTGGTTATATCAACTCAGAGAATGAATTTGTTGATGTAAAATGCATTCACGCTAATGCAGAGCGTGCAGTGGCTAAGATCTTTCAGGAGGACAATATAATTTTGCCAATCCTGTCAGTATCTCAGACCACCTCAGAAGATGACATTCAACGAAGCAAGTATGAAGCACTGCTTGTTCATGAGAAAGTTTGGGACAGCGAAAAGCAAAGGGCTATTCGAGTTCTAAGCCTAGCACCAAGACCTGTAAATATCAGATACACTTTGAACATATTTGGTAAGTACCTATCTGAGGTTGATCAAATTTTAGAGAGATCGGAAGAG